CTATCAGATGTTAAGAATTGTCCTTTAGTTTCAAGTATAATTCTAAATGTATCTGTTGCAGGACAATTAAAATCTGGAGTGTAGGTAGATGGTTTTTCTGGCTTGAGGTAAGAAACTTTATAATCTTCATAACCGAATTTAATATTCTGTTTAACTAGATAATTATTAAAATCTTCCTCAAGCTTTGATTTAAATTTAGAAGTCGGCTGATTGTGAAACTTCTTCTGTCTCTTCATTTTCCGACCCACTGTTATCTTGTGTGTAACCTTGCACTTTTTCAAAACCACTGTCTTCAGCAGATTGTCCACTACCTTCTACCAATTCTTTTACTTGAACTGACTTAAGTCTTAATGAAACACCTGCACCAAGTGCTGGAGTAAACCAAGGATATGGTTGATAACTAACTCTTAAAATTGAACCACCCCAAATACTTGTATCTTCTGGATTGATTGGTTTTAATTCGCTATCAAATAACGCTGGCCTTTGTTTATAGCTTTCACCAGTTTTTGCATTAGTTCCACTGGCTTTCATTTTGAATTTAAAGATGTACTTGTCATCTTCTTTTTTGTAAGGCAAAGATGCTTCTTTGATTTTTTCTTTACCAGTTACTTCTTTAGCTTTGGATATAGCTTTAGCTTGATACTCTTTTAAAATTTTTAAAAGTGCATTAGCAGGAGCTTCTCCAATTTCTAAATCAACTTTAAATTCACCTTCTGGTTTGAACCTAACATCACACTTTGTTAAATGTGGATATATGGCTTTGCCAAAAGGAGAGGTAAAAGTTTTTAGTTTTTCCATAAATATACCCTCCTAGGTATGTGATTGATTGATAAAATAATGTTGAGCTGTGGTTAATATTATTTCGCATACAACATAATAATTGCCCAGCTCAACATTAGTGATGAAGCTTTTATTCATCTATAGTGTCTATTTGTAAACGCAAGCGTTCTAATATAAACACAAGGAAAGAATTAAGAACAGAAATATTGACTCTCCAATACTTGCTTAATATCTAATGTACCTTGAGTTGGTGTAGGTTTAAGCTTGTGTCTATTATCCTTATTTATCTGTGGAAGAATTTCTTCCTTGAAATCTTCAAGTAAATTTTTTCCATCAAATATTTCTACAAAAGCTTCCCTTAATGAATTGTTCATTAGCACCACATCAGTAGCTAATACTCCAAAACTATCATGGACACAGGCAAAGTTATCTATGCCTTTATCTTTAGCAATACACACTGCTTTTTGTAGTACAGCTCCATCAAGAGAATGAACAAAACAAGGCGCTATTGAATTAGCTACTTTGTTTTTATTTATTTCACTAGTTTCTATAGCTATTGTAGTTTTTCTAACATCATCAACCCACTTCTTAAGTTTAGGTCTCCATATCTTTTGACCCATGTTAGTATTAACTCTTTTAGTTTCTAATACAGGACATACCATTTGAACAATAAACCCTGTAGGTGTTGTCCATACAACTGGCAATCCATTTTCTGAAACTAATCTTGATGTTTCTTGTAGCCATTTCATAGCGTCTTTAGCTGAAACAATTACATGACCCAAAGCTTTCCAAACATATTTAGCCAAGAATGATGTAGCCTTAAATATATTAGGTACACCAGGTATTGGATTTCTGTCTGTAGAAAATGGAATATCTTTAATACCATCTTCTTGCATTTCCTCCAGGTGCTCTTGTAGATATGCTCTAGCTTTAAATTGTGTAAGTCCATAAACAATACACATGGTAACTTTTTTAGTGGTCTTACGATTTATTCCATAGTTCAACCACATAGTTTTTAACTGACTATCTGGTTCTGCTTCTAATAAATCAATTGTTGCATTAGCTACTTCACCATACACATCTTGAACTTTATCAGATGGAATTAAATTAACTGCTTCTCCACCAGTTTCATCTTTGAGAAGTGCAGAAAATATTTGTAATCCAGAATTGGTACAATCAGAATAACAAATTAAACTGGTAACAAAGTTTAAACTTCTTCCAGATTTAATAAAATCATTCCATTCAAAACAGAACGCTAAAAATTGTGCAGGCTCCGAAGCTTCTGCCCAAAACTCATAATTACTATGAGGTTCTTCAGCAGATTGGATAATATATTTTTCATTATCATCAACCCACTTCATTCTATTTTCTAATGTTTCCTTATCCAAACCAAACATGTTGGCTCCTTGGATTTTTAATCTATCTACAGCAGATTGGCTTCCAATTTTTTTACCATATCTAAATAGTAATAAACCTTTAGCTAAATCATTTTGTTGATAGTTGAGACCTTCTGGTACACAGTAAATTCTACCTCGCCAATCATATTGTAATGGAAAATAAAATTCCTGGAATTGTTCATAAGTATCAGCAACATTAAATATTTTATCAGTTAATATTTTTTTGCTATCAACTGTAGCATTGAAATCAAATACTGGTCTTGCCTTACGACTATATTCTTTTCTTGCTACTTCATTAGTTGCAATATCAAAAGGTTTAGGAATTTCTGGAAGCTTATGACTTGGCAATCCAGCAATTGGTAATTTCTTTTGATATACTGCTTTCATCACTTGATACACAGGCACATTCATTTTGAAAGGTGTCTGTTGTAAAGTGTTGATACATTTGTAAACCTCTGGCATTTCATGTGCCCTATTAGAGATTTCTTCCAGATAAGCTCTGGATGCTCTTTTCACCATATTATAGTGCATTAGTTACCTCATTTGTTGATTGTTGATTTTCTGGCTGTGTGTAGCCATTAGTGGAACCTAATTCAGCAGGCCTTAAATCTTTAATAAAATAGCCTCCAGAATATGGGTTGTTATCCCAGATTTTAGGAGCCACAATCATTGGCTCTCTAAATGGTTTTAGGATTTCAGAGTGGATTTTCTTTTGCTCAATCCAGGCCATTGTTTTCTCTGTAGCTTCTACATAAACAATAGACTTATTCTTTTGAGTAAAAGATTTGGTGAGTTTGACAAGCCCAGTGGTACTAGCTAGCAATTCAAGAAGCAATTTACCAAGCTTAACCTTGTCTTCTTTAGACCAACCTGCGTACTCCAACTGATGTTTATTCATGGCATATTGGAACACCTTCCTTTTATGCCTGTAATTGTTGTTACCTTTTAACCATTCTTTAGTTCGGCTATAGGTCTTACTATCGCTTTCATTAAAGTATAATAATCTTGCCTCATCCTCTACTGCACCTGCTATTTTAAGGATAGCTTTAGTTTGTGTGGATGAAACAGTGATACTATCTAGTACAGCCTTAAGAGTTATAAAACTTATGGCAGACCATCTTTCAATTTTATCATTTTCAACTTCCTTAATAGGAATACATTTAGCTAATAAGGTAGCTTCAGTTGCATAGCGTTTAGCATGGCCATCAAAGGCTTCAGTAAAATACTTGTTTAAAGCTCCATTCATAGGCTCTAAACCTTCTTGAACTAAAACTTGACCATAGACAGTAGTGCTTTCAGTGGTCTCCCTAGGCTTACCTGTTTTCTCTGCTACTTTTGCTTTTGATTTATATACTTGTTTGTGAAATCTTTTTATTCCACTAATGACCATGGCTCTTTCAAGCACTTTTTCTGCCTCTATTTTTTCATGTTGAGTTGAAGGCACATCCGATTGTTTTTTAAGGATGTTAAATTTCTCAAGTATTTTAGCGTCTATTTCCATTGTTACCTCAAGTTGTTCACCAATGTTCTTGTATTGATGTGCATTAATTTAAAATCTACCACGCAAGCGTGACATTCACATTTAAACTATGCAATAGTTAATTTAACTAATAACAACAGTGATTTTAGAACGCAGGAGTAGTTATTGAGGAAGCGTTGTATTCAGTAAGAGATTTTAAGTCTACTGACAAATTATTTGTCATGCTCTGTTTGAATAATTTAACACTTTCAATAACCACACCTGCACATCTTACACATATATTACACAAAGTGCACATCCACTTTTTAAGTCTACTTACAAATTGCGTAATATTAAGTGTGTAAATCATAGTTATTATTACCTTGTCTCCATTGAGCCATTGATGACTTTTAATTCAACTCTGTCTCTTCTTAACTCATCCAACTTCTTAGCCATCTTAATCTTAACTTTAGGAAAGAAGTGAATATATCTTTTTGCAACTGGAGAATTAGGAGACCATCCCATCCAATCACAAACTTCCATAAAGGTATTACCTGCTTCTGCTAATCTACTAGCACAGGTATGCCTACATGTGTGGAAGACCCAATCTTTATTACCAGATTGTCCAAGCATCTGTCGTACAGTTTCCCACTTGTATTTCATCTGCCTGTAACTGGTCATAAAGAACCTTTGTTGATTACTTCTACGCAACAAGATTTCTTTGCACGCATTAGTAATACCTATCACACTGTTGGTTTTAGTTTTATTTCTAAAAACTCTGGCAACCATTCCTTCTTTACTTTTAACTAAACCTTCTGGTGTTAAGTTAATAAGCTCATCAGAACGACAACCTGTTTCTATTAAAACTTTAACAAAATCTTTTAAGTCGTTAAAGCCTAAAACATCACATTGTTGATAGATAGCTTGTTCTTGCTCATAAGTGTAAGTTACAAACCTTGTAAGTTCCTCACGCTTTCTAGGTATCTTTAACAAATTATCTGCTGTTATAGTACCTTGTTCAAGCGCATGTCTAAACACTTTGTTTAAACAACAAGCCCTTCTGTTGTTGGTTGCTGTTTCTGGAAATTGTTTTTTAAACGCTTCCCAATCAGCTTTCTTAATATCCCTCAACAGTTTATTCTCACCCCAGAATTTAGACATGGATTTGAAATAATATATTTGTTTCTTTCCATGGTCTGTATCCTTCCAAGGTTTTTCTTGTGTGGTGTCATTGTAGCAATTCCAAAAAGCTTCTTTAAAAGTTATTGCTTTATCAGCTTTACCTTTTGGTAATCCAACACCATCCATCACTAGCTTCTTAAGTTCAGCTTCTTTTTTAACTGCCTCATCATAAGTAGCGCAACTGATGGTCTTCGCAGGTTTTCCTGGAGGTCTAATACTTGCTCTCCACTTACCTGTTTTTTTGTCTTTATATACTGACATTAATTATATTGCCTCCCTTCGCTTGTTAGTGTCAATAAACATTGATTTGTACTTGTGGCCTAAAGTAGT